AGATTGGAACAGATAGCGAAGGTGGATACTTAGTTCCAGATGAGTTTGAAAAGACTTTAGTAGAAGGACTTCTTGAAGAAAATATATTTAGGCAACTAGCGAAAGTAATAACTACTTCTTCAGGTGATAAAAAGATACCAGTTGTAGCATCAAAGGGGACAGCATCCTGGGTTGATGAAGAAGGTGCNATTCCAGAATCAGATGATGCATTTNGTCAAGTTTCCATAGGTGCTTACAAATTAGCCACTATGATTAAGGTTTCAGAAGAACTCCTTAATGATAGTGTTTTTAATTTAGAGAGTTATATAGCTAAGGAATTTGCAAGAAGAATAGGTTCAAAAGAGGAGGAAGCTTTTTTAATTGGAGATGGAGCAGGAAAGCCTACAGGAATATTTAATGATAATGGTGGTGGAGAGGTTGGAGTAACAGCTTCTACTCAAACAGTCATAAAGCTTGATGATATACTAGATTTATTTTACTCATTAAAATCTCCTTATAGAAAAAAGGCGACCTTTGTTATGAATGACTCAACTGTGAAAGAGATTAGAAAGCTGAAGGATGGAAATGGACAATACCTATGGCAACCTTCAGTAACAGCTAGTGAACCTGACACTATTTTAAACAGACCAGTTAAAACATCATCTTATGTTCCATTAGCAGTTGCAGGGGCAAAACCTATAGCTTTTGGAGACTTTTCATATTACTGGGTGGCAGATAGACAAGGTAGATCCTTTCAAAGGCTTAACGAGTTATTTGCAGCAACAGGACAAGTAGGCTTTAAAGCAACGCAAAGAGTAGATGGCAAGTTAATACTTCCTGAAGCTATTAAAGTACTACAAATGAAAGCCTAGGTGATAAATATGTATAATACAAAAAACTATAGAGAACAAGATGGAAACAGATGGATTGTTAATGGAGTGCTTGAAGTTACAGAGGAAGGAGTATTCCTTTTAAATGGGAAGCCTTTAATAAGGGCAGAGGTTCAACCAGATAGTACAGCTACTACAGTGGATGATTTAAAGAATGATTTAAATTCTTTACTTCAAAAGCTTAAATATGCTGGACTTATGGAAATGAGTAAAGTGAGGTGATGGGTGTATGGTAGTATCACTTGAAGAAGCAAAACTGTATTTAAGAGTAGATAGTGATGAGGAAGATACACTCATCACTAATTTTATTCATACAGCCGAGGAAATCTGTGAGGATATTTTAAGATATTCACTATCAGAATTTGAAGAAGTACCAAAGGTTGTAAAACAGGCTGTACTATATTGCATAGCCAATATGTATGAGAAAAGAGAAGGGTCATTCTATTATTTGAAAAATGAAAGTGGCAGTATTTCTGAAACTATAGAGGTAATGAGACTAATACTTGGAAATCTTCGAAGAGAAAGCTGGTGATCTTATGGAGATAAGTGCCTTAAGCAAAAGAATAACCTTACAAGAGTTAAAAACTAATATCAATGAAAATGGTTTTGAGATTGAAGAATGGATAGATTTTAAAACAGTATGGGCAGCAGTTTCTAACCTTCATGGAAGGGAATATTATGAAGCTGCAGCTGTTCAGATGGAAAACACAGTTAAATTTACAATTAGATATTTAGAGGGGATTGATACATCAATGAGAATTCTATTTAAAAATAAACCCTATAATATAATCTCCCTAGATAATATCAAATACAGAAATAAATTCATTGAAATCAAAGCTATAGAGGTAGATTTAAGTGGCTGATGTAAAGTTAGATGGATTAGAAAATTTGCTAACTGAACTTGGAAAGCTTGGTAAAGAGGGAGAGAAAATTGAAAGGGAGATATTAAAAAAAGCAGGAGAAAAAGTAAAAGATGCAATAATAAAAGAAGCACCTCAAAGAACAGGGAACCTGAAGAAAAATATTAAAGTTTCTAATATCAAGAGACAGGATGGAGCTTCTTTTATTGAAGTTTATCCAAGTAAGGATGCTTTTTATGCTGCATTTTTAGAATTTGGTACTACTAAAATGAAGGCAGATCCATTTATGAGTAGAGGATATGAAGATTCAAAAGAAGATGTAGAGGAACTAATAGTTGAAGAAGTAAAGAAGGGATTAGGACTATGAGTATAAATAAAGAAGTGACTAATGCACTAAAGGATATTGGAATACCAGTATCCTTTCAAACTTCTAAGAATGAAAAATACCCTTATATTACTTTTTTCACATATTTCGATAGGGGAACATTACATTCAGATGATNCAGAAACTATAACCGGATATTTTATTCAAATAGATATATGGAGTAAGATTGACTATACTGAATTAGTAAAAAAAGTACACCAAAGTATGCTAGCAGCCAACTTTATTAAACAAAGATACTATGATTTATATGAAGAAGATACAAAGGTGTATCACAAGGTAATGAGATTTTTAAAGGAGGTAGAGAAATGAGTCAATATGGCCTTAAAGATATACATTTTGCTTTGCTTGAAACTGATGATAAATCGGGTGTTAGTTATAGCGAAGTAGAGCAAATCCTAGGCGCTATAAATGCTAGAATAAACCCAAGTGTTAATACTCAAGAACTTTATGCAGATGATCAATTATGGGAGTCTATTTCAGCATTGGGNAAAATNGAAGTTGAAATAGAAACAGCAGATTTGCCTTTAAAGGTAAGAGCAAAGGTATTAGGTAACAAATATGAAAACGGTGTGTTAATAGAATCAAAAGATGATGTACCACCTTATCTGGCTTTAGGATTTAAGAGTTTAAGAAAAGGTGGGAAATATAGATATGTTTGGCTTCTAAAAGGTGTAGCACAGCCTATGGGAGAGGAGTATACAACTAAAAAGGATAATGTGGAACATAAAACTCCAGTTATTCGGTTTACTTTTATGCCTAGAATCTTTGATGGAGAGTGGAAAAGAACTGCTGATGAAGATTCAGATGATTTTACAGGTAGTGAAACATGGTTTGAGAAAGTTCCAGGGGATAGTGAAGAAGTAGTAGGAGGGGAAGAAGAAGGTGGAGATTAAACTAAGAGTCGATGATAAGGAGAAAACTTATGTAGCTGATTTTATATCTGCAAGGATGCTAAGAAGAACTTTAGAAATATCAAAGAAAGTTAACTTTAATGATATGACAGCTGAAGAATTAGATACTATGGTGGATTTCATAGTTGAGTTATTTAAAAATAAATTTACTAGGGATGATGTTTATGATGGGCTTTCATCAAGTGAACTAATACCTACAATCACAAGATGCATTACTGAAGTTGTAGGTGAAGTAGCAGAAGTGACTGGGGTGGATGAAAAAAACTAGATAAGGGGAACTCCATGGACCCCGAAGAGTTTATAGATAGTATATATTTATCATTACTTGAGAGTAACTGGACCATGAATGAAATTGACTCCATGGATATAATTTATTATTTAAAGTTACTCGGAATTAAAGCTGAACGAGATAAAAGATATATAGATGATATTTTATAGCACCTAAAATAGGTGTATTTTTTATGCCCAAAAGGTGGTGAGAAGATTGGCAAGGGAAATAGGTAGTTTAAATGTAAGGATTGGACTAGATGCATCTGGTTTCCAAAATGGGATAGCAAGCTTAAATAGAGAAATGAGGGTTATTGAATCCCAATTTAAAGCCTCAACTGCAGCTCTAGGAGAGCATGGGAAAGGACTAGATGGTCTAAAATTAAAAGCTGACAGTCTAACAAAACAAACTGAAATCCAAAAACAAAGGGTAGAAGCATTAGAAGCAGCCCATAAAAAGTCAGTAGAAACTAAAGGACAAGATGCAAAGGCAACTCAAGACTTAGAGATAAAACTAAATAAGGCTAAAGAACAACTAGCCTACATGGAACAAGACCTAAAAAAGGTTAATAAAGAAATAGAAACTCAATCTAGTTCTTGGTATAAGTTAGGACAAAGTCTAGAGCCTGTTGGTAAGAAGATGCAGGATATAGGAAAGAGTATGGAAAGTGCAGGTAAGGATTTAACTAAAACTGTTACCTTGCCAATTGTAGGAATAGGTACTGCAGCAAGTAAAGCTGCTATAGATTTTGAATCAGCCTTTGCAGGAGTTAAGAAAACTGTAGATGCTACAGATGAAGAATTAAAAAAGTTAGAAATAGGTATAAG